TCAGTTTGTACAGATGCTCAGGACGGAATGAATCAGCCTTAGTGTCGATACGCGTACCGATGCCATTTGGATTACCGTCGAAGTTTGCTTCGATACCAACTGCGCCGATATCATGCATGTCCGCTTCAGCATTGAAGCTATTCTGACGGAATGCTTGAACCCACTGATTGTTTTCCAGCAAAGACAGAGCCGGAATCAATGCCAGCAATTGTGCAGGGATCGTCAACACACTCTGAGATTCCAGAGAAGTAGCAACGAAGCGAGCAGAATAACGCTGATAGTTGTTCTGTTGTACAGCTTGACCCCAGATTGGAGCTTGAGCCATTTGCACAGGATCCCAGACCAGGTCGATGAAACCACCCAGACGCGAAATACCACTCACGCGCTCAACAGACAATTGCTGAGCATTTTGGTTCTGGTTGTTAGGAGCTGCAGTGAAGTCAATAGCAACGTCATTGCGGACTGGCTGTTGTACGGCATTGTTGATTTGAGTATTGCCGAACGCTACACGTACTTGCAGATTGGAATCACGATCAGCATTAGCCAGGTTCAGGTCAATGAAATTCGGACCACTTGTTTCAAGTTCAGAACTTGCAGCGAACAATGCATTTGCAGCCAAAGTATATACGGCTGTTTGGTCATTGATATTAAAGTCGCGAGGAACCACGCATGCAGACGCTGGATGTTGCTGGCTACTTGGGTATGCTTTTGCGATAACGCCGCTGATTTCACTGATCATGATCTTGTCGTATGCTTCGCCAACAGAGCGAACAATTTCAGTATTCACGCCATTGATGACTTCGAAACGAGGAGCAACTGGCTCAACGGAAGCCTCAACGATCAAGGTATGGAATGCCACACCGAGACTCATGTCTTGCTTATCACGTAATGCAACTACCAGAGCAGAAACGCCCAGGCTAGTTGTGCTATTCATATCCACAGGGATACATGCTACTTCGAAAGATTTGTCAGCGCCTTCCTCATAAACTGCCGACAAAGCTTTAACTAACTTGCTCAGAACTTCAGATGCTGGAGTACGACCCATTGGGGTGCGAGTCATGTTACCCATACTACGGAAACTAAATACATTGTCACGCTGGTCTCCCGCCCCTCGTGTTTGTTGTGCTTCGCGCGCTTGTTCAAAAGACTGCCCCATAGAAGTCTGCTGACCTGCATTGGAGGTGGAATGTTGTTGTTGATTATCTTTAATGGCCATGATACTTTTTCCTTCTTTTATTGAAATTAATTAATATTAGCGCTAACATTAGTGATAACTTCCACAATGTCAATATTGTAATATGTGTCTAAAAATATTTAGAATCCACTATTTTACAATGACATATTAGCCCATGACATTATAAACCCTACCGCTCCGGATGTTGCACCGGAGCGATAAGTAGTTAAGAACGTTGAAATCCTTCACTATATAATTAAGGGGATGCTAGTAATTTTTTACCAAGCATTATTTAAATATTTACTTTATCTTAATTTGCCTCATTCTTTTTCTCAATCGTTTTTCTTCAGCAGCACGCATGAGTTCATCATTGTTACGAAGACGATCTGCGTATTGCAATGTATCGCGAACCTCTTTACGAGTATCCGAACCATAAACAACTTCGCGCATTTTAGTCAATACACCACCATTAAACTTACTATCCTTCGCGGCAACTTTACAGCGCTTTGAAGTATTTTTATCATTATGACTAGCCACCTTATTTCCCCTTTACTATTAATTAACCACTAATTGTGCTGCCACATGCGTCTTGCCATACTTCCCATAATCCTTGCAACTGCATACTGGAATATTTCTTGGCTTCAGTATCGTAGACGATTGTTTCTTTATTTTCAACCACCTTTTTATCAATTAACCATTTTTCAAAATTATTTTGATGTTTACTATATTTTTGTATAACAACCCAACATTTACCAAGAAAAACAACAACATCGTGTTTCTTATAAATACCGCAATCAGCAGATATCTCAAACATCTGATTTTCTTTTAATGTAGTTGGCAATCCCTCATGTAAATCAATCTGTGGAAATATAGGTATATAGTTGTTATCAAAAATATCCATATATTCCGAATTACGTTCAGCCAAAAATACAGGTACTGCTTCTGGTGCTGTTGGGATACTTACAATTTTCTCACTCATCATTCTCTCTTTTATAAATAAAACAGTAATTTTATGTTAAGCACTATAAATTAAACCGGGTACAAACAAATGCACTCACTCTTCAACATAGCTTCACCTGTAAATAGAGGCAGGATTGAGTCCTATGCTGATTGGTTATATGTAAAGTCAGGATTGAAACGAAACCTTACTACGGTGATTAACTTCTATAGAAATAACCCTATGGCAGTTCAATCGAATCATTTCCTTGTACGATTACTACAATCAATAACTATTCCGCAATCACAAAACCTAGAACGGTACTATGACAATGTAGATGCTATCTCATTAAATTTGTCAATGGTGTTAAAAATGACTTCATCAATTTATTCTGGACGTTTATTTGATGGTGTGTTTTATGGTCAAGGTAATGATGAAATTCTTCTAGCGCATAGTGAAGGCTTTGATCCTTTTGAAGCACATGACAATTGGGAAAACTTATGTCCAGTAACTGTACTGAGACACCCTCTAAGTGACCTTGGATTAAATATTCCTAATGGTAGAATCTCAGGTTCTGAAACAGGATTAGCTGTTATTGCAATTAATATCACAATGCTTGCAGTTCAATACCGCGCATTTAGATTAAATGAGATGCGGCTTACTGAAGGTAGCAATGATTCACAGAAATCAGTTATGCAGTTTATTCACATGTACGTTTTACCAAACATGTTATTCACTCATCTCGATCACGCTATCTTCAATAGAATCCAGAATCTTGAAATAGGCGCACCATTAGGAGAAAGCTCCAGGCTACATTCATTCTTCCTTCCAGACTATGCATCTAGGATGAATGATGTCCATGATACTATCTTAGGTAATCTTCAAAAATACTCGTATGATTTTACAGGTATTCTGAGATCAATCCCTATGGTAATTACTGATACTGCTGATACACTTATGGAATTACCAGACATGGCACTGACACGTCAATGTCTTTGGGGATTAGTAATATCAAGATTACCTGAATTAACATTTTTATTCAGAATATCGAAAGATGGTCCAGGAACAATGAATCGTTCTGAGGTAAATAGAATCATGCGTAGCATGTTAGCATACAAGAATAGTGCGTTAATGCAAACGATGCTCCCGCTTGATGTCTATATGGAAATAAATGATGAAATAAAAGAAATTGTAACAAGAGCATATTAGCCAGTGGAGTAATCCACTGGCCTTTATGCTGTTAATTATTTTTGATAAACTTTTTCGAGCCATTCTTGAAAGTTTTCAGCTTTTAATTCAAATGCATGTTCATCTCCACCAAAAGCTTTGATAAGATCACCAGGTGTTATTTGATAAGAACATGCCTCAATCATTTCACTATTTACTCTGATAGGGTTCGTTACTCTACTACCCTCACATGCGATTAGTGCTATAGACATTGAATCAACCCATGTGAGAATATATGGTAAAGCAAATACTCCACCTTTTCTATAAAAGATATTTCCAATCTTATATAGTCTAGTTTTATCCAACATTTTTAATCACATACTTATCAAAGTCAGGAACCTCATTTTCAGGAATAGGACCGATAATATCAAACATTGCTAAAGCTTGACTATTACGATCTTCTGACCAAATACGTTCACCGTATGTGTCGCCTTGCCTAACGATAATGAATTTCCAGCCATCGTACAAACCACACTTACCAGTGAATATCTTAGTACTGATTTTATTACGAAGCCAATATTCTCGCCCAACAATGAGTTCGTCATTACGCGTTATGAGTTCCATGTTCATTTCCTAATTATGTTTAAACGGCAACAGGTGCAGATATTGCTGGATGAGGATCATAACCTGTAAGAGTGAAATCTTCATATTTGAAATCAAAGATACTAGTTACATTTTTATTTATTTCCATAACAGGTAACTCCCGCAACTCTCGCGATAGTTGTTCATTAACTTGTTCCATGTGATTAGAATACAGATGAGTATCCCCAGATGTGTGGATAAATTCACCAGGAACCATATTAGTTACTTGTGCAATCATCATTGTCAACAAAGCATAGGAAGCAATATTAAATGGCAATCCCAACAATACGTCTGTTGAACGCTGGTATAGTTGACAACATAATTTACGACTAGGTGCATTAGCTTTATCAAGAAGATCAGTTATCTCTTTATCACAATTGCAAGATAAACTAACACAAGAATGATAATGTACTGAAAAATTTTCACTTACTAAAGCTAAGCGCTCTTCAATAGTTAGTTCTACTGTATAGAACTGAAAGAAACAATGACATGGTGCAAGTGCCATCTTATCCAATTCACCAGGATTCCATGCAGTTACAATGTTCCGACGGCAATCAGGATTACTTTTAAGACGTTCTACAGCAGTCTTAATCTGATCTACAACAGTACCGTCGGCAGCTTCCCAACTACGCCATTGCTTACCATAGATTGGACCTAAATCCCCATTAGAATCAGCCCACGCATCCCATATTGAAACACCATTCTCTTTAAGATATTTGGTATTAGTATCGCCTTGTAGAAACCAAAGTAACTCATGAATGATAGATTTCAGATGACATTTCTTGGTAGTTACTAAAGGAAAACCTTTAGATAAATCAAATCGCATTTGATGTCCAAAAACACTGATAGTTCCAGTACCAGTGCGATCGGCTTTCTTCGTTCCGTTTTCCAATATATGATGCATTAAGTCATGGTATTGTTTCATTGTTTTTCCTTTTTATTTATGTATCAATTATAAAACTTTGTAGTAAGAATTAGAATGCTTAGCACTATTTAAATAATAGTGAATATTGCCAACATTAGTACCCGTTAATCGCGCCGCTTCATTTATACTACTATACTCGATACCATTAAAAATATCTAGTTTGTTATAGTGGTGAAAAATCAGGCATGATCTGAGACAAGTCTCGTATTTTTTCCATTCAGCATATATATTCCGAGCGTTTCCAAGATAATATAAAATATTCCAGTTGTATCCAATACAATTTTTCTCACTCCAACCGCATCCAATATTTCTATAGGTATGCCTCTAGAAGAGATACATTGTTCAGGCAACATAAATGTACTACCGAAGTTTTTCTTATTCTTCGATAACAAATATGCTTCCAATTTGTCTGCTATTTCTCTATCTTTCATGGTACTCAACCAAGCTCTTGTTTTTGTAGGTGTATCTATGTCTACAGAAACCTTCACACTTGTATATGGTGGTGGTGGAATACTACCGTACTTCGGTGCAAATACTTTTTCCCATAAGAGATATTGCTGATATGGAGAAGACTCCTCTTTTTCAGTATATGAATCTGGCGTTTTTACTTGACCCATTCTGAAATATTCATAACTACCAGCAGCTATAGATCTAATTACATCGCGTTCAATATCAGCAATCCATTTAAGAATAAAATTAATACTGATCTTCTTATCCTCCATTACAGAAGTCATGATAAATTCCATCATTCGCTGTGCTTCTTTTGTAATGACTTTTGGTGCGTTCGATGATTTTAGATGAACACCCTTAATCTCTTTCTCAAGGTTAGCAAATACATTGCCTTCTTGACAACTAATAAGTGCGTAATAATGTTTAGCTACTTGTGTTGGTGTGAATATTGCAAACTTAAACTCATTCTTCATAGCTACTTGATGAATGCGTTTTGTCTCAATACCGAAATTTGCAGACATACGAGCTAATACGTGTGTTATGGTTTGCGATGCTAAGAAGATACAGGTTGCTGCAGTTGCATCTGCTTTCTGATCAAAACCTAATTTCCCACGATGCCAAATAACCCAATCCTGAACAGTAAAGATTGTTGAGTCTGTATCTGAAGTAACTGCTGCTCTTCTGATACTATCTGGAAATACCGCAACAGATGCTGGAACATTTGGTGTTACCCATAATGCTCGAATCATTGGAAAGTAATCATTAAGGACAGTGTTGACGTTTTCAACTGTGGCGACATAAATATCGTAAGCTGGAGTTCCGATAATGTCACGAACACTAGTTCCTTTTAATTCCTCAGAACAGATTTGGGCAGCAAGAAGCTTATAGTCTTCTGGGATAGTTTCAATATTATCCGTAAGACAAACAGTATTGATCGCTTTCATTGTAAGTCTATCAAGAAAAGTACGCACTACTTGTTCATTATACTTCATCAAGTGATAAAGATCACCGACATAAACAAATGCAGAGCGCTGAATATCAGTTAGCTTATTAATGAAAGCATTTATCTTTTTATATTCTTTATGTCCTTTCCAATACAGATCAGTAGAATACCTTACGCAGTCTATAGTTTCGGAAACTGTTGGATGCCGTATACCGAATTGCTCCATAGCTCGTGCCAGTTGATCGAGATCTGTGTTGTTAATAATGCTAATGATATTATTCCTAACAATATCAGGAGACCAATAATGCCTATTACCGCAAAGAAATTTTTCGTTATTCGCATTTCCATAACCTGAAGTAGTACGACAGTTCGATGTTAGTGTACTGTGAGCTGTTTTGTTAAAAAGTGGAGTAGAAGCAGAAACGTGTGCTCCAGAGATAGAGTTATTGTTTAGCTTCTTATTAGTTTGTTCAATTTTCTTAATTGCTTCTATAGCTTTATTACCAGCGACCTTAGCAGCGAACTGTGCTTTTTTAGCCGTACCACGTGCCTTAACATTACCGTCAATGAATGTAACCAGAATTGACTTACATACATCAGGGTTAAGATATGTTGTAAGTGTAGGAGCAATTAAGTCTTTATCTTTAATTGCACTTCCAATATACTCAGATAAAGTACCAGTTTTCTTTTCACGATCACCATTTTCTCCACGTTCGAGGTAATAGCATTCTGGATCTTTGAATTCAAATTGACCACCTGGTCGTAGAGAGTTTTTGATAAACTCAATACATTCACTATATGGTTTACCTGACATAATAGACAGATATGTAGCACTATCGTGCGTATAATGCTTTAAGACATTAATATCACGCTTGTATGATTCTGCTGGAAGTACAAAAGGATTACTACTCATTTTTCGACCTCTTTTTGTTCACTACAATATAAATGAGATATGTATTTTTTGTTTTCAAAAAAAAAATACTAAGCATAAACTAGGAAGGATTTTCTCCAACTTAGTTTATGCTCTATCTAAAACTCCGCATATACGGGAGGATATTTATTAAGAAGAGCAGAGATATGTTCAGCAAGAAATACACCACGATGCTCAGCATCTGCTGCATTTTTATTATGATTCCGAATACGAATAGAGATACATACATCTTTTACAAGTTCGGGTTCGAATGTTTGACGAAAGCGATCAGTGTCCTTTAGTTTAAAAACCATTACATCTTTAGCTTGCCAAATTACTGTATCATTTTTCATATTACGCTCCTCACTTTTTAGTTGTGAAATAGTATAAAAAATATGGTTAGACAGATGTCTTAACTACAGCTTAAGAATATATGACTGAAATTTTTTAGAATAACGGCATAAACGCGGAGCTGGCAACCCAGCTCCGCATTCACCCATAGTAGAAGTTTTTAATTGCTATAGATTACTTGCAGGCTCTGGGGGATTACACTATGTGAGAAAGGAGGAAACACATAGTGCAAATAGCATACAAGTATCTATCTTCCAATGTGTGAAAAAGGAAAGGAAAACACACACTAAAACAGCAATTAAATCCTTCAGTACATTCCAAATTGATTAACATGCTTACCGTTTCAGCCACCAGCAAGTGTCTCGAAATAAACATGTTGTCAATAGCGGATTCCTGTCACCACTAACAGGCAAACCGGGTGTACCAAGCCCTTTAGATATTTCGATAATTGTGCAGATATTGCGCTCTGAACATATTATTAGTTAATAGCTATATTTTTTAATTACCCTACTGTAATGGCTATATCTTTAAAACCATTTTGTAGTAATGCATTTTTAACGCGTATGGCATCTGTAGCTGACACATTTCCAATAACAGCTGTAATCTTTGTAGATGTAATTTGAGTAACAGTGGTTTCATTAATCCATGCCATGCCAAGAATAGTTGTGTGTCCAGCTGTTGTTTGAATCTTAACATAATCATAACTCCTAGGATCATTAGGAGTACCGGCAGGCAATAATGGAAATATTTGCTTATGTAAAGCAACAATGTCAATTTCTCGACTTGCTGTATCAGCATCCATGATTGCTAGAATTGTAACATTTTTGAAGTTTGTTCCAAGTAATGCAGCAGCATGTGCATCGAAGGAATAAGTTCCCCGTAGAGCAAAATTAATACTAAGCATCATTTTTTCCTTAAAAGAATACAAAAAAAATTAGAATGGAAGATGTTTAAGAACAATATCCTTACCTAGAAAACTATCGAAGAAATATGGAAATGAATTGTTATAATAACCACCCATCTCTGTTAACTTGTTATGTATTTTCGTAACTAGTTTATAAATCTCTTCTGTCACTATATTGCGTTCTTTCTCATTCCTAAAAAAGGAACTACATCTAAAGCGACTATAATCAGGAAATGAATCCAAGTAGTCATTATAAGTGGCACCACTATTCAGAATCAACTGGATAACTTGTGTTAATATCTCAGGTAAATCGATATCGTCAACAAATCCTTGAGTATTCTCAATAAATTCATTAACGATATCATCTGTCCCCAATATTAATGTTTGTGGGAAAACAACTATCTTAGACATCGCTGACTAACATAACATCAGCATTAATCGTGCAAGCAAACCTAAAGAATAATTGTCCTTTAGTATATGCATTCAAGAAACGTAATTGTGAGTGTGCAATTATTGCGAATAACATCATGGCTTTAACGATCCTTACCATGTCGTCTTCGTATTCTGTTTCTCTACTACCACTCACAATATCAAGAAATTCGTAGGCTACATTTTCTTCAGCCTTAACTTCGTCTTTTAGAAGAGAAAATATTAACTTCATTATGCTTTCTTCGTCTGCTGTAAAGTTAGGTAAGCCAGTAATGGCTCTTCGTAACTCACTCACAGCCTCCCCAGTATCTAAAATAAGATACCTTATCAACTTCGGATCAGCAGCCTTTTCTACCGATCCTTCCCCTTTTCCTTTTATCATTTATTCCCTCTTTATTCAGTTACATTCGTTAATACACAATACAACTAAATTCTTACCAATTAGTCTTTTGAATGAATATGGAATGAAACCATCGATGCATAGATTTAATAAAGTAATACGCTCCCTTAACGAATTACCTACTCTTATAATTGCTTCTGTGATTTGTCTTATCTCATACTCGTCTAAACGAGCATTCGAATACAATCCTTCTCCCTCACCCATAAACAATGCTACATTTGCAAGCATTTTAGTAAAGTCAGTATTGTTGGTAATTACTACCACATCAAAGATCTGAGATAAACATGCATCCATATCTACTGTAGGTAAAGTTATCCCACATACAACTTGTTCGAATGCTGGTATTTCATCATCAAGTTCCAAAAGCAAATACTTTGGAGCTCTATTATAACTAATCGAACGCATTTGTTTTCCTTTATTCAAATATCCTCATTTTCAATAACAAGTCATCACCTAACCATTGAAATTCTGTTTTCGAGAACTCATATACTATTCTCGGTATTAATGCTCGTAATAATTCCTCTACAGAAATAGCAATACTTTGTGCAATAACCTCAATATAAACTTCCATATCGATGTTGTCTGTAAATCTCGATAGTGTTGCTTCTGGCGTATTATAGTAATCTCTGAGTATTTTTTCTACAACACATTCATCCGCACCAGCTCTTTTATTAGGATGCAAATTCTTAAACTCACATCCGCTACTGAATAAAATGATATCCCTAACAACACCTCTTAAGCCATCATCGTAGAAATAGAACAACTGCTCAGACTCTTGATGATCATTAAGTATCTCAAATATCGGTATTATCAGAAATGTTATATTTTCTTTTCTATTGCGCATATGTAACATCCATACATAAATCAACTTCATTACAGAGTCTGAATATATACCCTTCCTGTCCAAAGTCAATATTAGGGATCACTGCCACAATACAATCTATAACTAATTGAAAAATGGTTAGAGTTAAATGAAGTGCAGCTTCTTCTTGCATTCCGTCTTTAACCAGCACCTTAACAGCTTCAGGAGTATCCCCAGCGACATACCTATCATTTTCATGTATCAGTAAATTATCATCGAGTATATCTAAAAACAAAGTATTCAAAAACGACACATAATTATATTCATGTATCCCAGTGTGTTTACAAATACTTTCCTGCAATACTGAGATTGGTTCAACTAGCGAGATTATTATGCTATTGTTTGCCATACTTATCTCCAATGAATCTTTCTTAAATTTCTTGGTTATGTTCTAAGCACCATTGATGAATACGGTAATCGATAGTTTGCTCAATAATGATATCACATCCTCGCGTGCTTTGAAAGTTCATCAGCCATTTATTCCTACCAATGAAATCAAGAACATCTATGCGGATATCTGTGAGAATACTTTCAATCTTCTCATAAACTTCCATCGTGTAATAATATTCCTGAGAAATAAACTCACCCCAGATCATCTGAAGTGTTGGTGAACCGCAGCCATTCCATGCAGAGTTCTCAGTAAGTAACTTGTCGATATATATTTGGATAATTCGCATACCTCGAATTGGCATTGTTGGTTCTGGAATCAAGTCTGATAACCTGCGCGGTAATTGAATTACATCGTGGTTATCATTAAATATGGTTCCACGAATATCCTCAAACTGCATTATCGGAACTAAAACAATTTTCCCATTTTTATCAGACTCCCTACGATAACAACGCCTATCAAATGTGATTAGAGGAATATCACATCCCTCAATATAAGCTCCTGCCTTATATTGAATTTTCCTCATGTATTGCTCCATTACCATCTCGATAGTTACTGCTATTTGTATAGGATCAATTATTAATCTTTTTGTGACTTCGAATTTCATATCTTTAATCCCTTAAGAGGACTCTCGCCCTCAGATATAATTATATCTTCTACTGCCCGTTTACAAATATACCTTGCAAAGCGTGGCGCGTCTTTTACACCAGATCATTCATATCTAAGATCGGTGACCAGCAACAGCATCTTCTACTGACCACTCCATGGCTACTATCCTCCGGTATAAAGTAGCATAATCCATATTAACACACCTAGCTAATTCAGTTATAGTGTATTTGATACCTTTATAAGTAACAAAATGATTACTTCTCCTATTATTAGCTTGTTCTATTTTAGTAGCCCAGTAACAATTATTAGATTCATAATTACCGTCATTAACACGTCTTTCTATAGTGTGATTATCGGATGGTCTAGATCCCATATCAGCATAGAAATTCTCAAATGAGTGTAACCACCTATCACAAACAGTAATTCCTCTACCACCATAATTCTTATAACTGTATTCATTAGTATTATTACATCTTTGTATCATCCCATTCCATACTCGATATTCAGGTGTATAACTAGCGCCATGTGTGGTGCGACTTTTACCAAGTTCTATAGCACGTTCTCTAACAAGTTCTTTTTGTAAACACCCACAGCTCTTGGTAGTACCTTTAGTAAGATCACCCGCCGCGACATTTATAATATTACTACAGCTACAAAGACATCTCCATATTACACCACCATTACTTGCTCTTAGACCGCTATCTGAAAGAACTGACAATCTTCCAAATGGCTCGCCTATTAAATCTCTTATTGTTCTACCCATAGATGTCCACCATTCTATTACTTAACATTTAATTTCTTTATTATAATACGATGTCTACGATGTCTCTAATGCAAATGTATCTAGCGAACCTAGGCTTATTCATAACACCCACATCTGTACTCCGATATTTGATATAATGATTAATTAGCTTAGACGGATTGTTCCAAAAATAAATCCTTTCTTCATGAGTCATTTTACCTGGACCTACATCTATAATGCTTTTGGTTGTGAGATCTAAACATCTCATCATCCCAATCATACCTTTACCAACTTTATTTGCCTTATGACTACTGCGCTCAGACAAACCTAATGCATTTTTCTTTTTCTCATTGAGATTAGCTTTTGCTTCTACAAGTTCGAGCACTAGTGCTTCTTTATCACTGGATGGCTTCATGCGTGTATAATTTGCTTCGTTGGCAGTACATCTGCCATTTTTATGCACGCCATGCGGATCTCGTAAAACTATTCCTTCATATCCTTTTATTAAACATTCCTTATAAAAACTTAGAACTTGCTCCTCATTATAGAGCATTTTAAATTCAAGAACTTTAACGCCTGGTGGTTTATGCTGTTTAACATATTTAACCAAAGCTTTATAACGGTTCTCATAAACTAAACCAATTACATCTTCTCTCAGAAAATCGAAAGCGTACCAGACGATATTCGGTTCTCCAGTAATCGTACTCATTACTGAACTAGTGTCTCTACATAAAGACTGACCAGTTATGCTACCCATTGTTGCTTCACCATCGATTCCAGTATAGATAAGATCACTAAATTTCTTAGTAATGAATTTATTCTGATGAGGTATTAGTGTACGTGCTGTTGCAGAACTATTCAGGTTAATTAACCTTACTCCATCAAGTTTCGGAAACCCCATTATTGGGTATTGAACCTTACTGAGATCTACATCACAGCAACGCATTGGTTGTACATTAGCGCTTGGCATTCTCATTCTCCATTGAGTGTATTGGCATATAGCTCCCCTAATACACAAGATTACTTACTATAGTTTTTTCTGATTTTGACGGCATAAAAAACTGTTAAATGATCCCTCCTCAAATCTACATTAGTATCAGGTTTAGCGACAAGCTCGCAAGCATTGTCAAAGTTGGGCTGATACAATGATTGATATGAAGAAAGATTAGTTAACAATCTCTCACATAGAATATATAGAACATTGAAAATATGTAGCCGTCAATCAAATGACCAACGGCTACACACTTTACATGATCAGACCAGTTTCACTTGGACGATCCTTATCAGTCATTACACCACTCTTACGAATGCGTGCTGCTTGTTGTTGTTCCAAACCAGACAGGATACCATTCAGATGCTTTGCAGCTTCTGGGATAATACCATTACTGATAATGAATTGCAGTGGTGCTTTACTCACCACTGGACTTGTTGTACCTTCAGGAAGGAAACCAACACACTGATACTCAGGCATCTCACCCATGGATGTTACATCGCCTTCCTTAGCCAATGTAGCAATACTGATGATATCGCCAAGATCTTTACCAGACACAGAACGATTACTGTCAACAATTGTTAACGATGCCAGTTGAACGCCGAATGTGGTAACACGATCGAAGCGTAGCCAGTTAAACAGATCGCGAGTGTCGAGTTCATGGTTCTCACGAGAGAACAGAACAGCCAAGGAAATGATTGTGTTGGACATGACTTGGTCAACTTCATTGCGTGACATGTTCGGACTATTTTGAAGATAACCCATAACGATTGGAGCACCTGCGGCTTTAGCAATTGCTTCGTAAGACTTGATAGTCTTCAAAGTATTTTCAGCATCCAAGCGAGTATCAGCCGAACCAACAGTCAGTACGATAGTTGGCAATTCATTTGTTATCAGTTCACGTGTAAGCAAAGGACCAATAACAGAACCAGAACCACCACCTGCGCTAGAAATTACAATGTTCAAATCAGCAGGCTTGAATTGTTGCAGAATCGCACGAACACGATCATTAATTTCGATATGATTCTCAGTACGTAATTTACCAGAACCATCCACACCTTCGATCAAGTAACAGTTTGCATGATCAATATGTGCTTTCAGATTTGATCGGCTCGTGTCAATATAAACGACGTCGATTTCAGCAAACGCAGTTTCTTGATGACCGCGATATTTCTCAAGAGTTGATGCTACATTAACTCCACACCCACCCGATGCATAAATCCGTATTCTACCTTTTGCAGACATCTTTAACTCCTTATCAAAACAATAAAATGTTTCTACTACACTTAATGTGCAGTTCTTGTAAAAAACTACTTCTTTTTTGCTACACTAGTGTGACGTTACAGAATTGATCATATTACTGATCACTAATGTAATATATGATTTTAAAAACTTAGAATCCAAATAAAAGCTTTTAATTGTATGCATACAACAATTGAGGAACGATCATGTCTATGGCACTGATGAAAGCACTTAGTGAGATAAAAGCCCGCATCCCTAAACCTATTCTGGAAGCAGTATTTCTGCCTAGAGACATACGATGGCGGCAAACACCTCCAAGTATTGATGAACAAATTATGTCTTTAGTTATGCGGCCACGAGTTCTTGTGGATTGTAACTTAGTTGGCGGTACAGAAGTCTATATTCCTCTTGCAAGCATAATAGCAGAACGCATGAATGATTACACGTCTGTCTATAGGATTCCTAAAGAACTAACACAGGGAAGATCTATTAACAGCGTGATTAACATAACATTCTCAGATCCATCTAGGATTTCTAATCCAGGGATGTCTGTTGGTCAGCAGAACACAACAATGATGATAGCTGGCGCTGCAGTTATGAATGCGATGAGCAGTGTGCCTATCACATCGACAGCTAAGGTACAGCTTATTGCTGAGAATGTAGTTATGGTTCGTGATTCAGTAATGTTGCCATCAAATATATATCTTCGTTGCATTCTTGCTAATGATGAAAATATGTCTCACCTACAAATGCGTAGTTATAGACATTTTGCTAACCTAGGCGTATATGCAGTTAAAGCCTATATCTATAACAACTATGTAATCCCAATGGATCTTGGTGAAATGCATAGCGGTCAAGTACTTGGGCGATTCAAAGAGATAATTGATTCATATGCTGACAGTGAAGAACTTTACCAAACTTACTTGACAGAAAAGATGGAGAAAGTTTTGTTTATGAATGATAGTGAATCGTTTACTAGACATTTGAAACTTTTGATAGGTTCGTCCCGTTAATTAAAAACTATTTGGTTGTAGTAGATAATATAAAGGATTTAAAAATGATTTCAGCAAAGGGTTTAATAGCAAGTTTTAGCTAGGTATGGTTTAGCTGCAGCGGGAAATGGAGTAATTGGAATATTTTCAGGAGGTGGAAACGGTATTTTTGGAACTAATACAGTTTTAAAATATACTGATAAATACATTTATAGTTCATTAACTAGACAACAAGCCACTAATCTTACTATGTCTGGATATTTACACACAGCATCTAATAATGGTAACGGTATTATTTTTGCTGGATTTTATAATAATTCAACTTATGTTGCTAATACTAATAAATATTTATTTGCTGGTGATATAGTAACAGCTGGAACATATCTTGGTGCTGCTAGGTATGCCGGAGTATCGTTATCTTCTGTACCTGGTGGATTTTAGGAAAGCAAAAAAAAATCATATTAGCCAGTGGGATTTCTCCCACTGGCTTTATGCTGATTACTTACGACTCAGTTCGATAATTGCATCGAAAGGATTACCATTAGCATCGAAGCGGCCGATGTAAAATGCTAGAGTATTATCTTTCTCAATAATACTACCATAAGCTTCACCGGCAATGAGACTGCGCATGAATACAGTCAAACTCTTTCGCATACTTTTGAGTTCTTCATCATCGCTTATAGCAATAAAAGCAGACATGATTAATATTGCTGAATCAGCGCTGATAATATCGTGATCTGCAAAAATATTGACTTGTTCTTTATTCTTGTATTGCGCAAGAACAATTTCAACTGCGTGATCACTGAATGTAGACATTGAAATTGCTTCAATGATTTCAGTTGTACTTGTTTTGATACCCATCTTCATTTGGATACCTAACGTTGTTTTGATGTACCCGCATACATCGTTAAGCGCATGTGAGATATCGCGAGCGACATTACCATAATGACTACGGACATTTCTGTTCAAAGCACCGTTCTCATCCTGAGAGAATTCAAATGAAAAAGAACCAGCCATAAAGCTTTTGCCACCTGTTGCGACTACAGTTGCCGTATTCATTGTATTACCCCTTATTATAAACATTATCGATAAAATAGATAAGATTTATTATTCCTATCTGCTTTTAGAATATATGATTGAAAAAATCTAGGATACATATTGTGAGTGTTATAGACTATTAACTAAATTAATCAAACTAAGGGGTATTAATCATGAGGCTTCTACGTCGAATATTAAATGTAGCCATGGAAGACAGTATTGCTGAAGATCAAACCGTAGTTATGAAGGGTCCTTTATCTGAAGTATTCACCCAGGCTCTTGATATTGCTTATGCAAAAGAAACTCCAGCTGATATTGATACTGATGAACCACAAACTGTAGCTGTGTTGGAAAGCCAACAAATGGATGTTGCTGTTATGCGTAAGTTAACAGAAGCCATGCGAAATACAGATGCTGAGAATGTACAAACTGTATATGCGGTAAGTAAGGATGCAGTTGAAGAACAAACTATTGTTGATGTTTCAAGTGAGCTTGTAAATAAACCAGAAGGTAATGATTTCGTTTTAATCGTTGATGCTGTTGGTAGTGGTGCTATTGATCCCATCAACCAACCTACCATGCGCACGGTAGAGCTCACGAATGCTCTTGAATGTCTGGTAACTGCCCATGGTGGTAAAATATTCACAAGTCTTGAAGCATACGCGGCCTCTTATCGATAAATTCTAAATGGCTGATGGACTAAAACCATCAGCTGTTTATGACTTAATTTTGGAATAATGAATATGTCTGAGAATATTAAAAGTATTTTTGAAGATGAATGTAAAGATCTAGAAATAGACACACATCTTGCAAAAAGAATTAGTAAATACAATAATGCATTTATATCTAAGAACTCAGAACACATTGAATTCTTTGGTAGTAATCTCACAGGTGCTCATGTAGTACGATTTGTTGGTTCAGATAGAGATCGATGGTTCGACGATGTTCTAGAAGTGAATGACGGCCCATTAGAAGAGCGGCTTCATGCCTTACCTACTGTTAATGCTGACTGGAATATTTCTAGTGACACTATGAATTTGTCATGTGCGTGGCTTTTACATGCAATCTTTATCTCCAAGAAGCTCACAGATGCACAGAAGCACGAAGCAATGATCGATGTTGTTCTAGTACTACAATACAAGTACTTGACAAGTATTCTGTTTCATTGGTTTCGTTTCCCAACAGATAAAGCTACAGCAGAAGCAACTTATGCTCAGTTAACTTACAAATACGGTCTTAAAGTACACGGTAGCTGGATGAAGTTATTGAAATCTCGCGCAGAGGAAATCATCTCAAAAGAAAGTATCCATTACAATTGTATTAGAAAAATGGACGTTGATGATGATGTTACTTATTTACTTAATGATTCTCAAGGGCGTATTAGGGATATCATTAAAAATATTTATGTCGTGTTTGATAGAGTACATAAACAAGGTCTTAGAATCTCATCTACTAGCTCAGTAGTAATCGAACATGACGGTGCTGAGATTCTGAAAGATAAAACAAAAAGTGCTTTAACTTATAGCCATTACATTAACTCAATTGTCTCTGATAAGAATTCTTTTATCCGTTCAGAGCTAACTAGTATTATTGAAAAACTGGTTCACACCATGCCGCCTAATCTATTCTTAGAATCTCTGCAATGGATGTCTAATAATTACAGACAAAGTGGGGCAGGTGTTGTGGAAGAAGTACTTAACATTACTTTAATACACGCACTCGATTATCTTAGCCATAATAGAGAACTTATTAAGAATAGCAATGATATTGCTGGCTTGTTAGGGAAATTAAAAGGTGTGTACATGTCATCGCGCTCAACTGATGTTGAGTTATATGAACTACGTAATAAAACAGAAATAATTGTGAAGAATGCTACTAATAATAAAAACGATTCAGTTATCTCTTCTGTTCGTACTGGTATTCTTTTATATATTGTTTTACGTGCAATGACGATGCGACACTATTCAAATATCTAAAAATGGAATAGTTATGGAATTATTGAATAGGTTATTTAAAATTCTCTTTTTACTTATCGTTAGGTTAAAAGGAAAAAATAAATTTATTGAAGTTAAATGTAATGATGTTGTTATAGGTAGATTAGTTGCTTATTCTATCTTAGGTCATGAAATCGAGATTTGTTGTCAAAAGAAACACTATAGACGACAGTACGACAAATGGTTTATTAGTGATAAAGATGTTATTGTTTATCGTGTCTTTAGCATTACCTCAAGTAATATGCCTGAGGCTATAAAAAAGCTTTTTAGGTTAGATCTAGATATTCCAGCTTTCTTACCAGTCGGAATGTGTGAGGATACACAGCAACACACTGTAATAAATGCTTATGTCGATATCCTTCTTGACAGACTTGAGAAGGGAAACGAAGTAATTAAGAAATAAAAATAACCAGCATATTAGCCAGGGCAATTGCCCTGGCCTTTATGCTGTTAACGAATTAACTCTCTTGCTGTCATTGGTCTATCAGATAACACTCCAGATGTATCGCCATAATTACCAGTTGCATAGTTACTATGGTAATCATTAGATTGTTGTTGCTGTTTACTATATGCTCTACGCTTATTCTGTTTCTTATCTTTGAGTTGCGACATCAAAGAATCCAATGAGTATGTTTCTCCACTCTCAAGAATAATTTGTCTATCCAGCATTCTTAATTCGTGCTCTAAACGCTGACAAACATATTCGTCTTGCTCACCAGACAATTGATTAAATACTACTTCGAATCGTTCCCTAATTACTTGCTGTTCATGTCTCAGACGCATATCAGTCCAAGACTCTTCAGTTTTAGTAACTATAGCAGACATCACTCTTTTAATATCAATACCATAAAAAGAGAGATTCTTACCTTGAGTAATTAACCAATGAACAAGTAACCAACCAATAACTAAGTCATCGTGCTCACCATCAGCATGATCAATGCGGCCATTCTTATTGATGAGTCCAGTAATCTGATCAATTAAGCTCTTATCATAAACCTTATCACATGCTCGCTTGGCAGCATTCTGTAAAGTAGTAGAATAAATTTCTGTCCTACTAGCATATCCAGTAGCTGCTGTTGCAAAACCAAAGGTCTTCTTGTAACGAACATAAATATCACTACTTCTACGATTCATCGGTTGCTTAATCTCTTTATAGCGCTCAGGAACCTCGTCATAATCGTTCACAACACGGTTAAAAAGCCTCTGGAAGGGATCTTCTCCGAACGTTGGTAGCATGAGCAACAAATAATCTAAAAGCGAGCTACCGGTAGATCTACGCTCAATGATAGCTGTAATGTTTTTATAAGATACTAAGATAGAACACACCCATTCAGCAAATGTGATTAAGTTAGTTTCATTATAAGTGCCAACAGCAATTGTATCAAGTGTATCTACATCGACTAATACCAGAGATATATCATCCCCACCACTAGCATCACTGGTATCCATGCCTAAAACAAAATGACCATTTTTTAGTCGTTCATCTATTTCATCTTCCGGAATATACCAACGAGTAATATAACCGTGTGGTTTACTGATATCTGTGTAATAATCGGACGATTGACTTCTAGTTATTCTTTCCAGAATAGCTGTAGGTAATGGGTTAGTCTGAGAACCAGATGTCCATAGATTAAAATAATCTCGATTAGCATCATCGCCTGTTTGTAGAGACTCATCTAACTTTCTCTTCAACCATTGATCATCCTTACCGAGCTGCCTATGATTCAGTGTGATATTTACACGACAAACACCTACACGTGAATTACGTTTAATCATCAATTCCAATGCATCTAAATTCTCTGCATCAAAAAACTTCTCAGTCCAAACAGCAGCATCGCTCATTAGGTTAAAAATAAACCTACCATCGCGGTCATCCTTTTTACCAGCTGTTGTTGTAAGAATAGTTCCATATGGAGCATTGTTCTTCTTAGCTGCATCAATAGCTGCACCAGTTGCTGCTAAGGCAGCAGGTAGAGCAATAGATATGTTTGGCTGGAATGGTGATTCATCGATATGGAATATTGGCGATGTTAAACCACGACCCATGTTGTAAGCTCGTTTAGGTGAAGACTGAGGTACGTGCGTTAGATACTTGTTACCTAATGATCTCACTGTGAGTTCTTCAGTATTATTAGCATCCTCTCTTGTTCTTTGATTCAAGTAAGGTGGTAACAATAAAGCAATTTCTTTTAGTCGCGCAATATTCTCACCACGCAGCTTATCATCTTTAGTTAATAAATTGATTGTTGTGTTTTGACAAACAATGTTTTGTAACAGCGTCATTAATGTGTCTGTAGAAAACGACTTACCTGTCTGACGAATCTGGATCAAGATAACCATGACGTGGTTAAAGAAACACCAGAATAATGCAATATTGCCACGATTAGCTTCAAGCATAACTGGTTCATCAGAACCAATACCTGGAGCTCTAGCTACTTCTCTGAAATAGAACCAAGGGTTCATCTTACATTCCACAGCAATCATAGCCATTTCTTCAATTGTGAGATCTGGAGAAAAAGGATCTATGCCTTTTAATGCTGGGTTAAACAAAACTAAAATGAAAGCATGGTTCTTGATACCCATTTTCTTATACACAGCAGCCATACGTACGAAGCTACGATTTGTAGTTTCTGTATTTATAATTGCTCCTGGATATCGCGCATAATCATTACTAAACAAAATCATTGTAAATATCTCCTATAGAGAAAACTAAACATACCTACTACTAT